ATTGTTCAAATCTGAACGGACTGCCGCGCCCGTTCCATTAGCAATCACATAGTCGTGGGTTGCCAAGGCGGTGCCCTATGTGCTCAATATCAGCACTTTAGCCGACACGTCCATACCCAGTTGCACTCCAGTTGAAATTGCGCGAAACGCTTGCATCGCTGGAATTTTTGAAGTGGACGGTGAAGCCCGAGCCGCTAATGCCGCTGACCTCGAAGTAGTCTCCGCTCTGCATGTTCTGCGCCGTGATGCCGACGGTGGGCAAAGTGCTATTCACTCCACCCAAAACAGTGGTGCCGGTGAAGAAGTTGTTGGCGAAGTTGACGGCAGTCGCCCCAGCAGAACTGGTCACCGTGTCAGTGCTCTGGTCAGTGCGGCGCTGGAACGTTGCCTTGTAACCCAGCTCATCGATCAGGATGTTTTGATCGGTATCGGTTGAGGACAGCTGCGCCCGGAACTGGAAAGCGCGACCCCGGAAGGTGCCATTGACAAAAGGTTGCCAGTCTTCCCAAGTGGGCGTTCCATCTGGGTCGTCGTTTGTGCGGCGCACTTCCAAGGTGGCGTTCACCGCGTCAACCGCGTCGCCGTCAAAACTGGTCCAAGAGTCAACGTTTGTTGTGCGGTTGTCAATCAGGTCGGAAGGATAGAAACCGCGAGTGACAAAGCGCCGTTGCAGGTCCACCGAGAACACCTGCTCCAAATCCAAGGTGTTCTTGAATTCATAAGTTGCGCTGGTCAGGATGTCGCCAAGGAAATCGAAATTGGGGATCTCGTCAACGTCAGGTTCGGCGTCAACGTCTGCATCACCATCTATCGCCAAGGCGTCATAGTCCTCGCTGTAGAAACAGTCGGTGGCAGTGCCTTGGAAAGGCGGAACGTCCTGATCTTCCCTGCGGCTCTCAATCAGGAACTCACCAAGGGCATCTGGGTAGTCAATGATGACGCTGGTGGCGTTGGTGCTTTGACGCCCGCCGTCATCCTCAAACTTGACCAGCACTTCCCCTTCAACTGCTGGAATACTCGCCTCAGTGGAGTTGCCAGCAATTGCCTCGATTAAGTCAACCGAATTGCTCCACGTTCCACTGCCGTCGGTCAGGCTGCTATGGCGGATATGAACCTTGCCGCCGTTTAGAACGTCAATTTCAGTGGAGGCGTCCCAGCGCAAACGCCCGGTATTGGCGTTAATTCGCTCGAACGACAGGTTCTGAACGCTGCCAGGGACGGCAGTCTTACCAACAGCGCTGAAGTTGAATTCCGTGAAATCAGAAGACTGACGCCCCAGTGAGTTAATTGCGTAGATCTCAAAGGTGTAGTTAGCGGCGCGGGTGTCGAGGATCTCGGCGTCAGGCTTGGTAACAACAACCTGCTCCCAGTTATCGTCCCCAGCGCGATAGCGCACCTTGTACTGCGGAATGCCTTTAATTGCAGCCCAGCTCAAGATGATCTTGACTTTTGCCTTGTCGTTTGAGGCGTAAAACTTCTCGACCGCTTTGGGACTGGTCGGGGGGCTTGGGATTGCGTTGAGGTTGCTGATCGTGCGCGATTGAAGCGCCGTGCCGCTCTCGACGTAGGCATACTTGCTGCTGTTGTATTTCAGCCCCGTGATTTCGTAAAGATGCCCCTCTTTCTCCTTGATCGTCAGCAAGCGATATTGCTGGGTCTGGATTGAATCGGTTTGGATAATCCAGATGCTGTTGGCGTTAGGTGTTGCGCTGAAGTCGCTGGCAACAGTGATTGACGTTCCAGTGCGCGATGAGATGTCGCGGGTTTCCATTGACCCGTCAGGCAACATCACCGACAAAGTGGCGTCACTGCTGGGCAAACCTTCGGCGTCATCCACCACGATCACGCTGGCAGTAGCACTGCTAATTCTTCCGCCGTAACGAACGCCAGCGCGTACAGGATCTTGTACGTCAAAAACCGCACCAGGACGGAGCAGTGCACCAGCGTCAATAGAAGCGGTGAAGCTGATAACTTCAGTCTCGTTCTGTTCGCTGAACAGGATCCAGCGCCCCAAGCGGTTGGCTTGACCGCGTGATGTGCAGGCAAAAGCCCGGATTTGGGTTGTAACTACGCCGTATTTGGCGATAGCGTCCCGATCCTCGACGGATTCGTAGTTCAGCTCCCGAGTTTCTTGATCGAGGTATGCCACCACCGCGACCGTGTGGCGTGTCTTCAGATCAGAGCCGGCATAGCTGAAGCCAGGCTCCAGCACATTGGCGCGGTTAAACAAAAAGGTTGAATCGGTTGGTTTGTCTTGGGTGATCGTTAGCGAACCGGTAGACCAGTACGGCTGACAACGCATGACCGAGCAAAGGTCATTGATCAGCTTGTAAGCCTCGTATTGGTTTTGGATGTGGGCGTTGCATTGGAAGCGCGGTTCCGTTCCACCTAAACCATCGTTGACAAGCTCGTTGCAGTATTGGCTGGCAGAGAAAAAGGCAAACTTGTCGAGCTGAGCTTCAACAATGTGATCGCCAAATCCATAGCGCTTACTAATCAACAAATCGTACAAAATCCACGCGGGATCTTTACACCATTGGGCAGCGCCAAACGTTCCAGTCCATGTGCCGCTGTAGGTGACTCTGCCGGTATCAGAATCGACGCTGGCGTTATCTGGCAATTTGACTTTGATGCCACGGATTCGATAAGACCGCGCCGGGATTGAGTTGAACTGCTCTGCTTCAAACCGGATTGCCGCTAATGCGCTGTTTGGGTAGCGCAGTTTTTGGTTGATGATCTCCGTGTAAGCAACAAAGACCGAAGGACTCACATTGTCATCGGTGCTGTCTGCACTAGTGCGAACAACACGGATGTCAACGGGAAATGCTCCATCTAATTCGATGTAATAGTCCCGCTCGTATTTATCTGCTGTACGACCGCTAATCGTGTCACTTTTGACGGTTGTAAAGCCGCCGCCGTTGTATTGAACTTGAAAGTCAAATGAAACGCTGGTGCCAAGCACATCGCCTTCGGCAGTGCCACGCTCCAGTCGAGAGATTGCAAGGCTGATGCGAACGGCATCAACATTGGTGTCAGTAATCTGCCGAGTTACAGGCGTTGCCTGTTTGATTTCTGTATTGACAGAAACAACATCTTCAACAGCCTCAAAACCTGGGCTTGAGATGTAAGTCTGGGCGTTGGTGCCGTAGCGGGTTTTTACCGTGACGCCTTTGAAGTTGTAGTCAGAGTCGCTGAGGTTGGTTACATCTGCCCCAGAACGCAGAACTGGCGTATCGGTAAGAAAAACATCCTTGAGTAGCGCAAGATTGTAGTTATCCGTGCCACGGGTATAAGCACGAGCGGAAGGGAAGCCTTCAATCTCGCCCTCGCTGATGAGATCCAAAATGTTGGCTTTTGCCGTCGAGGCGAGGTTGTCCGCCTGTCGGGTTGGTGTGCGAACAGCTGGCGGAGCTGACTGCTGGACAACAACTGTTTGCTGGACTACCGGCTGGCTACTTCCACCACCGCCGCCGCCGGCACCAATGATCTGCTTGGGTTCTTTCTCAGCCATGATCAGATCGTGTCAACGTCGATGCCGGCAGAAATCACCACCGAGCCAACGATGGTTTCGCCGTAGACCAGCGGGACAGGAACGCCCTGCTTGCTGGTGTTCTGAATTCCACTGAAGCTGTAAGACTCCTGCGGGTCAAACTCCGTTCCCTCAGTAGATGTTTGCCGCCGTCCCGTTCCACCAACACCGCCAAGTGGACCGATGGTGCCCATCTGTGGCGTAGGACTAATTAACTGCGAAACGCCCCCTAGGACTAACGCAACACCGATTGAACCAATAATTGTTGACGCCGCAGCACCCAGCACAAAACCTGATTGCACTGCAAAACCTGCTGCCAATGGACCAGTCGCTGCCGTTCCAGTAAGACCAGCGCCTAAACCAAGAAAGCCACTACCAGCACCTGCAGTCGCAATGGCAAAAGCTACTAGCGCTACACCCGCCAAAATCTTTCCCGTACCGCCACCTGCGCCACCAAGCACTGGCACAATCTTCACCGTTTGGCTGACAGGAAAATGAATTTGTTCTAAATCCGATTCGTAATTATCAACAATTACCTTGTAATGCTGGTCAGCCATGTGCCGCTCCAGACCCGGAAAATTAGCCAGCAACATTCGCACTGCTTCACCAGCGCTGTTGATCTCAGCTAAAAACCGCCGCTGCCCTACAAACTTTGCGAGAGCACCGTATAGCTTGACTTCACGCACCATACCGAAGCACCCTGCCAGTGCATTTTAGGAGCCACTCGCCCAATAAATCACGACTAGACAAGCGACCGCGTAAATGATGCAACACCATTTGATCGCCAATGTAGACGCCGACGTGGTTCAGCTTGCTTGAGTCAATCGCCATCAGCAGGGCGTCGCCCGTCTGCATGTCTTCCACGTCAACCTTGCGGAACCCAATCTCTTCCCAGCAATCATCAAACATCGGGTTTTGATTGAATTCCTCAGGCGTCGTGGGGCGATCCCAGTCACGCAATTGAATGCCTTGCTCGGCGTACCAGTCGCGCACCAGTGTCCAGCAGTCGGTCACGCCCCAGACCCATTCCCGCCCGATCAGCGGTGCTTTGTAGCCCTCGGGCTCGCAGCTGCCCCATTGCTCTGTCTTGGGATTGACGATGTACCAAGGCAAACCGGATTTCTCGCACGCCAGTCGATCAGCTTGGCTGGGAATTGGCGGGGTGACCGGGTGGCTGTGGATAACGGCAGTGACTTCGCCTTTGTCCTCTGCTGCGGCGTAGTCCGCTGGATCAAGGATGAAAAACTCGTTGCCCTCCGCCAAGTTTTTGCAAGGGACGTAGTGCTCACGCCCTTTGACGACCACCAGCAAGCCGCAAGCTTCGCGTGGATCCTCCGCCTTTGCGTGCTCCAGTGCTCTTGCCTTAGCGGTCGCCTTCATCCGTTAAATGCACCAATGCCTGGGAATGCCCCAAAGGGTAGTTCCGCTGTCTCACCAAAGCGAATTTGGCAACTGCTTAAGCGTTTGCCGCATACGTCTTGATCTGAACCGCCAACAACGTTGTCGTTTTCGTCGTAATAATCCGTTCCGCTATATCCGCATTCAGAACCTTTGTAAATCCAAGGGCAGAGATTTGCGCTGCACTGACGTTTTGGTGCGCGAACTCCGGCAAGATCAAATACCGCCCCTAACTCAAATTGAACAGCATTA